GGGCTGACGCCGAGCAGCGATCCAGCAGGCGGATGGGAACAATATTTTGAAGACGCAGCGCAATTGATCAATGCGGTTTCCGCAGTCGGCGGAAATGGCCCGTTCTTCCTCGCGGCCAATCCCGGTCGCGGCGTTCAAATGCGGTTGCGCGCCCTCGGCGACGAAGGCAACCCATATCTCATTCTCGGATCTACGGCGATAGGGGCTGACTTGTTGGCAATCGCGCCGCAGGCACTCATCGCGGCGCTGAGCCCCGAGCCCGAGATCGAAATTTCAAACGCTTCCACGTTGCACATGAACGATACGCCCTTGCCCATCGTCAACGGCGGCGCGTCCGCGAGTCAGCAAAAGTCGATGTGGCAGACCGCGACTATCGCCCTGAAGATGCGCTGGCCCGTCACTTGGGCCTTGCGCGATCCGCGCGGTGTTGCCTGGCTGACACCGAATTGGAAGTGAGGCCGCCCCCGCCGACAGTGAGCCACTGGAAATCACGCCGAATTTGGTCGGTCAGCGGCGGCCTCGTCGCCGCCGACACTCCATGAATGGGCATCACCGCTGCATGGGTCGGTAGGCGACTTCGCACTTATAGCATCTGAATGGAGTCTGCGTCATGCCTGTCCCGAAGCCTCACAAGGGGGAGTCACAGGACGATTTCATGTCGCGCTGCATGTCGGCGCTCGCCGACAGCGACCCCGACAGGCCGAACGAGCAGCGTCTTGCAATGTGCTTCTCGGAATGGCGCGAAGAGCACGGCGGCGAACCGCCGAAGAAGTCGAAACAACAGATCGACGACGACGATGTGCCGGAGCCGGACGACGATGAGAAAGAAGAGGATTTTGTCGATCGATGCACGAGCACGTTGACGGACAATTTCGATATCGACGACGAAGCCGCGGAAGATATTTGCCAAAATAAATGGAACGAATTCAGCAACGGTAACGGCGAGGAGCAGGAACGCACTGCGCAAGGCCTCGTTCACAAGACGCACGCGAGCGAAACCGAGGGCATGGAGTTCGTGCTCTCCGACGAGACGCCAGACCGAATTGGCGACATCATCATGTCGGACGGCTGGGACCTTCGCGCTTTCGCACGCAACCCCATTGCCCTTTTCGGGCACCGGCCGGATTTTGTCGTAGGCAGATGGGCTAATCTGCGCGTCGAAGACAAATCGCTCCGTGGACATCTCGCGCTGGCGCCTGCAGGCATTTCGTCACGGATCGATGAAATCCGCAAGCTCGTCGAGGCCGGCATTCTCAAAGCTGTGTCGGTCGGATTTCGCTCAGTCGATTCTGAACCGCTCGACAAGAAGAATCCGTTCAGCGGCTATCGCTTCCTCAAGCAGGAGTTGATCGAGTGCTCGCTGGTGTCGATCCCGGCCAATCCAAACGCTTTGGCTGTCGCCAAATCACTTCAGATTTCCCCGCAAACGCTCGATCTGGTTTTTGCCAAGCACGGCACGAAAGACCGGATCAGGCGCCGCGGGCTCGTCGGCAAGCACGCCAGAACTCCTCCTAAAGGAAGGGGCAGCGCCATGTCGCTCGCTCAACGCATTCCGCAAACACAAGCGCGTCTTGTCGATGCCAAGGACAAGCTCAAGGAGCATTGGCAAGGCACCGATGAGACGAACGTTACCGACGCGGAGCTGCAGATCGCCACCGAGTTGAACGGTGAGATCATCAAGCTCGAAAAACAGCTCACGGCCTACATTGAGTCCGAGAAGCTCCTCGGCGCGTCGCTGGATGACGACAGCGTTCACAGGCAGCTTGTCACGACCACCGCCTTCGTGAAGCCACGCACAGGCGCTAACGGCGCCAATGGCACCAACGGCGTCGCTGGCCCAGCCGTCATCAAGCACAGATCAAGAGAGATCGATCCGCTCGGGTTGATCGTCCGGGCTGGCACCGTTCTGATCGCTCAGAGAATGTTCGGCTGCAGCTCAATCGATCTGGCTCGCGAGCGTGTCTGTCGTGCCGTAGGAATAGACGAGGACGACGAGCCGACGAAACTCGTCTGTGACATCGTGCTCAAGGCGGCGTCCGCGCCGGCACTCACGACTGTCGCTGGATGGGCTCAAGAACTCGTCCACATCATCTACACGGATTTGATGCCGTTGTTGCTGCCGCACGCGATCCTGACGAAACTCGCGGGCAGAGGCTTGGCTCTGAGTTTCGGGCGTGCCGGCAAGATCGTCATTCCGACCCGTTCGCGAACGCCCGCGCTTGCCGGATCGTTCGTCGGTGAAGGTCAGGCGATTCCGGTCCGGCAGGGCGCGTTCACGTCGCAGACGCTCACACCCAAGAAGCTGGCCGTGATCACCACCTGGACCAAGGAGATGGATGAGTTCAGCATTCCTGCAATCGAAGGGATCCTTCGAGAGGCAGTCATGCTGGATACCGGCGTCGCGATCGACAGCGTCCTTATCGATACCAATCCGGCAACGGTTATCCGACCACCCGGGTTGTTGAACGGAATAGCCGCGTTGACGCCGATCGCCGGCGGCGGACTGACCTCGCTGGTCGGCGACCTCAAGTTGCTGATCGGGGCACTGGCCGCCAACACTTATGGCAACATCCGCGATCCGGTGTGGCTGTTGAACCCCGAGGAAGTGCTCGCGGCATCGTTGGCTATCGCACCGAACGGCCTCTTCCCGTTCCGCGATGAAGTGGAACGCGGGACATTGAACAATATCCCGTTCATCGAATCGGCGACGGTGCCGCTGAAGACCGTGATTCTGATCGATGCCGCGGATTTCGTGACGGTCGGCGCCGAAGGGCCAAGGCTGGAAATGAGCGATCAGGCGACCTTGCACATGGAGGACACGGCGCCGCTCGATCTCGTCGCCGCCGGAAGCCCGCCCGTGGTCGCAGCGCCGCAGCGATCGCTGTTCCAAACAGATAGCCTGGCCCTAAGGCTCATCATGTTCCTCAACTGGGTCCAACGGCGTGCCGGAACTGTCGTCTGGGCGCAAAATGTAACGTGGAACTAAAGGGAGTCATGGCAATGACCGAATATGCCGACAACGCAGTGACCGAGACCGCGAAGAAACAATACGCAGCAGAGAAGGAAGTCGCGGATCGCATCCGGGCCGACGCCGCCGAGCGTTTAGGAAAGGGCCGACCAACGCCGACGCAGGAAGAGATCGATATGACGATGCTCGGCGCGCAAGTCATCTCGCATGAGGATGACGGGAGCGGGCCCGATCTCAATACGCGTCAAATGGAGGCCGCAAGAGGCGGCAGCTATCAGACCCGGCAGACAGTGCCCGCACAGCATCGCAATCCCGCGACTCACGCAAGAGCCGCGGCGATGACGCAGCCGCGCGAGTGATTGCGAGAGATGAATGGGCGCGCGCGAAGTCATCTCACGCACGTTGCGGACGATCGCGCGCGCCGTCGAAGGCGAATCCCGTCCGGGCCCCTACTATCTGCCGATCAGCGGCGGGTGGCTCCCGGACGGCGCCAGCACAAACTGGTGGCAGGAAGGCTGGTACATCCAGCCGCTCGGCACGCGTCAGGCGATGGTCGAGGCCTGCGTGTCGGCGTACAGCCAGACCGTGGCCATGTGTCCTGGGGACCATTGGCGGCTGAACAGTAAAGGGGGAAAAGAGCGCGTTACGAACAGCTCGCTGTCGCGCGTTTTGCGCAAGCCGAACGCGTATTCGACAATGTCGGATTTCATGCTCAATCTGACGCGACAGCTCTACATCGACGGCAACGCCTACGCGCTCGCGCTGCGCAACGATCGCTTCGAGATTACCGAGCTGCATTTGATGGACTCGAGGCTGTCTTTTCCGCGCGTGGCGATAACAGGCGACGTCTTCTATCGATTGCATGGCAACGCGGTTATTCAATACGAGTTCGACAGCCTGCCGATCACCGTGCCGCAGCGCGACGTTCTGCACGTCAGGCTGCATGCGGATCGCAATCGCAGATATCCGTTCCCACTGTGGGGGCAGACACCGCTTCTCGCGGCTCTCAATGAAGTCGGATTGAGCGAAACGATTTTGCAACAACAGAATAATTTCTATGCCAATCAGGCGCGGCCGTCGGCGGTTCTGTCAACCGATCTTGTGCTCGACAAGGATCAGGTACAGGCATTGCGCGATCGTTGGGACGAGCAGTCGAAGGGGCTCAATCAAGGCAAGACGCCGATCCTGACCGCCGGCCTCAAGGTCGTACCGTGGGGCGCGCCGGCA